ATGTCGGTTTTTCATAACTGGCTGCTTGATATCGCAAGCGGGAATTACTTTATCTACATCAAACGCCTTTCTGCAAACGACACTGGCGCAACAGGTGGCCATCAGGTCGGACTTTATATCCCCTCAAATATCGTTGAAAAGCTTTTTCCATCTATCAATCATACTCGCGAACTGAACCCTTCAGTCTTCCTTACTGCGCATGTATCATCCCATGATTGCCCTGATACCCAAGCACGCGCAATTTATTACAACAACCGTTATTTTGGTAAGACCCGAAACGAAAAAAGAATTACGCGCTGGGGGAGAGGAAGTCCATTACAGAACCCTGAAAATACAGGAGCTCTCACAATTCTTGCTTTCAGGTTAAACGAACAGAACACTGACTGTTCCGAGGTAGATATATGGGTCTGCGTCAATCCCGATGAAGAGGATATCATCGAGTCTGCTATTGGCGAAATCATACCTGGAACCCTAATTTCCGGCCCTGCCGGACAAATTTTGGGCGGATTGTCTCTTCAGCAAACTCCAGTAAATCATAAATATGTTATTCCTGAAGACTGGAAGAAGCGTTTTCCTTCTGGAAACGAAATTATTCAATATGCTGCTGGCCATTATGCTAAAAACTCCAAGGATCCAGATGAGCAACTGATTGACCGTCGGCGTGTCGAGTATGATATTTTTCTACTCGTCGAGGAATTACATGTTCTTGATATTATTAAGAAAGGATTCGATTCTGTAGATGAGTTTATTGCATTAGCCAACTCTGTCAGTAATCGACGTAAATCAAGGGCAGGTAAATCACTTGAACTTCACCTAGAGAAGCTTTTTATCGAGCACGGACTACGGCATTTCTCCACTCAGGCAGTTACTGAAGGTAATAAAAAACCAGATTTCCTGTTTCCTTCAGCAGAGGCATATCATAACGCTGAATTTCCTGTAGAAAACTTACGTATGCTGGCAGTAAAGACCACCTGCAAAGATCGCTGGCGTCAGATACTGAATGAAGCAGATAAAATCCATCAGGTACATTTATTTACGCTGCAAGAAGGTGTTTCTTCAGCACAATACCGAGAAATGAAAGATGCGGGTGTCAGACTCGTTGTACCATCAACTTTACATAAAAAATACCCAGAAGCAGTTAGAGAAGAATTAATAACGCTCGGAGCATTCATTACTGAGCTGATAGAACTTTACACTGAACTATCATAGGCTGACTCCCGGCTTAAAAGGCCGGGAGGTGTTCTCAAGGCTGCCCAGTCTTACCAGCATCAGCAGAAACAGCTTTGAGGATATAGGGTTCCAGAAGTCTGGCAACGGCTTCAAATACTGGCACCACAACGGAGTTACCGAACTGCCGATATGACTGAGTATCTGAAACCGGAATACGGAATGGTTTCCCTCCAGGTTTTTCAAACCCCATAAGGCGTGCGCACTCTCGGGGAGTCAGCCTGCGTGGTCGACGAGCCTGGTTACTCTCATTCATAAAGTCAGCCTCTCCCGTTGCCATATCCCAACCACGATCAATAAGAATTTCTGATCCGTCTTTGTGATATCTGGCAGAAAGTGTGCGTGCAATGCTTTCCTTATTCTCAGGATTGACCAACCCAAAGCCAAAACCATTCCCCTTGGCTGCATGCTTTTTGGCGTAGTTATAAAGGTACTCCCATAGTTTTGGCGTAAGTATATATTTACTGTCGACTACAGGCTCCAGCAATTCACCAAATGATGGGCGGTGTTCCGGATAAAAACGACTGATATCACGCAAGGTAAACCCCTTGTGAATATTCAGATCTCGTCTAAATCCGACCAGAACAATGCGTTCACGATGCTGAGGCAAAAAATGCTTCCCATCGATAATCTTTGGATCGTTTTTTCCCATTTCTGCAGCATCGGCAACTTCGTAGCCCAGCTCGTCAAGGGTCTCCATAATGACTTTGAAAGTTTTACCCTTATCATGGCTCTTCAGATTTTTGACATTTTCCAGCACAAAAATTGCCGGTTTTTTTGCTCGTATAATACGTGCCACGTCAAAAAAAAGTGTTCCTTGTGCTTCACATTCAAAACCATGCGCACGACCAAGTGAGTTTTTCTTACTAACACCAGCAAGGCTAAATGGCTGGCACGGGAACCCCGCAAGAAGCACATCATGATCCGGCACATGCTCATCAATATATGCATAAGCATCCGTTTCCAATACATCGGTTTTATCACTCAGCGTGACTTCCCGAATATCGAGATTGAATTTATGCACCTGTTCATCGTTAAACCAGTTGGCCTTGTATGTACGCACAGCATCTTTATTCCATTCACTGGTAAAAACACACTGACCTCCAATGGCCTCAAAACCTTTCCGTATCCCTCCAATTCCAGCAAATAAGTCAATGAAGCGGAAAGCATATTCCGGATGGTTTGCAGGTGGTTCTGGTAGCATCTTACGCAGAAGAGACTCTTCTACTGAAGTCAACGATTTTGGTAAACACTTGCCATTAATCCAGCGGTTAATGGTTTCACGGCTCCACTCATTTTTTCCGACTTTTCTCAGTAATTCAGCCACATACTTCTGATCATAGATTTCCAGCACTTTCTCGATAAGCTTTTTATCATTTTCCTGTCGCAGCTTTTCTTCCGCCTCGGCTTCCTTCAGCAGATGCTGTGCCAACACTTCAAATTCAGACATAATTCCTCCAAGGGGTCTAATGGGTGAAACTTTATCACTCATTCAACCCAGAAGGAAATGTTTTATCTGGATATTTAAACAGTGACTACAACGTAATCTAGCACTGGTGATGCTTTGTTAGGCATAGAGAATCATTCTATATACGACTAATGACAGAAAAACAGCAGACAAGTAGTTTGTTCATAAATTAACGCATACAACGTGCCTGCGGTTTTTGAGACCGGTCCGATCATCAAACGAAACATAAAATTAGCTCACACTATGAGGAAAAGTATCTTTTTTACTATGTAAATTCAAATGATTAGCCTCATTTACCCGATAGTTTTCTCAACACTACTGGTTGTGAGCCCTTGCAATGTTCATTAATATACGTCTCACAAATAATTCATAGATATTGCAAAATGGATATTACTGAGTTTCCTTCTGGAGTAATTGAACACCTTGGCTGGTATGTATACCGATTGATTGATCCGAGGGACGGAAGCACCTTCTATGTAGGGAAAGGCAAAGGTAACCGCGTATTTGCCCATATGCGCGGTGAAGTGGCAGCGACTGATGATGACGAGTTACTGAGCAACAAGCTAAAGCAAATTAGAGAAATAAGGTTAGCAGGACTTGAAGTTATCCATGTCATCCATCGACACGGAATGACTGATGAAAAGACGGCGTACGAAGTTGAAGCTGCACTTATTGATGCCTACCCTGGGTTAACGAATATCATGAATGGTGCTGGCAGCAATGAATTCGGCGCCGCGCATGTCAAAGAGTTGATAGCAACATATCAACCCGAAACCATAACATTTCATCATAAAGCATTAATGATTTCCGTTAACAGAAGTGCAAAGGATTCAGAGCTTTATGATGCGGTTCGATTTAGCTGGCGCATTAATGTCTCTCGCGCCAGCCAAGCAGAAGTCATTCTTGCTACTGTAAGGGGAATCGTTCGAGGGGTTTTCATTGCTGATAAATGGCTCAAATCAACACGTGAAAATTTCCCTACGATGAAATACTGGGACGAGGATCCTGACTTTGAGGCAACACAAAGTTCTCGCTATGGTTTTGAAGGCCGAGAAGCCCCACCTGAAATAGCAAATCTTTATCTTGGAAAAAAATACCAGATGAATTAAGAAAAAAAGGAGCTATGTCCCCGGTCCGTTACTCACCTAATTTTTGAGTCTTTAAGTGATAAGCATAAACCGCAGCACGATCTTGCATACGACGTGCTACGGTTTCATTTATCTCCGACCGGAAACTTCTTATACAGTGTCGATATACCAACATCATAGATGATCGCCACCTTCTGGCGAGGAACGCCTGATGCAATTAATCGTCCGGCCTGTGCCCATTGTTCTGGTGTAAGTTTGGGACGTCGTCCACCAATTCGTCCCTGTGCGCGAGCAGCTTCCAGGCCAGCTTTTGTTCGTTCAACAATCAGTTCTCGTTCCATTTCAGCCAGGGCACCCATCACATGAAAGAAGAAGCGCCCCATAGGCGTACTCGTATCGATGCTATCCGTCAGGCTCCGGAAGTTAACACCTTTCTCCCGCAGTTCCTCCACTAACCCAACAAGATGTCGCATGCTGCGACCGAGGCGGTCACGCTTTCAGACCACCAGCGTATCGCCTTCAGATATGCATCCTTGCTAAACTTAGATCGCCGGTCACCAACTAAGCATGCAGTATGCGTTATGTTTTTTATTGCTCCCAGGGTAATGTGTCCACTAACTAAACAAGGAGATAGTGATGCTGCATACTATGAATTTCACGGTGCCCGTAAATCAGTCCACCGTTAACGCTTTAATTAGCAATTGCCTTGGAGCTATCAATCAGGGGGCGACTGAGTTAAACATTTACATTTCCAGTCCGGGCGGTGACCTCGTTGCAGGTTTTACTGCTTATCACTTTCTAAAGGCCCTACCAATCCCAGTAAAGACCCATAACCTTAGCAATGTTGAATCAGTCGCTAATATCATTTTTCTTGCAGGGTCTGAACGTAAGGCGAATCCTGGGAGTCGGTTCTTACTGCATCCTTTTCACTGGGGCTTGATGGGCCCAAGCGTGGATCACTCACGCGTCAGTGAGTGGAGCGCGTGTCTCAATAATGACCTGGAGCGTTTTGTCGATATTTTGGAGAGTCAGATTGAGCTCAGTAAGAGCCGCAATGAGTGGAAGGAGGTTATCTCCGCCGCCACCATAGCCAATGCCTCCACAGCTCTGGATTGGGGGATGGTTCACGAGGTTGCCGCCGCCACTTACCCGCAGGCACCCGGCACATACTGGTGGATTAACTGTTAACATAATTACCTCTCAAATTTAAATTGGGCAGAGATGCCAGCATCCAGGCTCGCGCCTGGACGATTGTCTGATGATGAAAAGTGCAGTTTAATCTGTGGCTGGATTATCTGGATGCACTGGAGCTGGTTGATACCTCCAGTGCGCCAGATATTGAATGGCCTACTCCTCCGGCAGTTCAGGCCAGATGACATCCGGTGCGGTGCTGGTATCTGTTGCCGTCACAGCGTCGATATAATCCAGCACAACGTTAAGTCGGGTAGTTTCTTCTTGCGTCAGTTTGCGCCCGGCCTGCAGCTTTAACTGAATCACGCTGATATTGACCATTGCTGCGTCTATCAACGACTGTTTTTTCTGTTCAGCGTCAGCTACCAGTTCATCATGAGAACGTTCCGGAGGGAGCGGCGCAGTAAATACCCCGTCTGAATACGCCCAGCCGATTCCGGGCTGCTCACTGATATCAGAAATATTAATGAGCTGCAGATTATCCGGCACAGTGAATTCATCCTCGCCATCCCAGACAATGACATTCACAACCATCCCATTTTCAATAACTGCATATGACGCATTCATTATGCAAACTCCTCGATAATACAAACCCCATCAGCACCTTTCCCGCCCGTCATACTGGTTCCGCTATAACCTGCATCGTATGCACCACCTCCGCCTGAACCAAATGCCCTGCCTCTAACGCCACCGCCAGCGCCTGCACGTCCACCGCCTCCCCAGTACGATGCACCGCCTTCACCGCTGACGCTGATATTCCCGGACTGACCGTCGCCTCCATCTCCACCAGTGATGCGGATATCGCCAATATTCGGTACGCCTCCGTTACCGCCGTTTGTGTTTGTGACTCCTACTTTTCCGCCGCCTTCACCACCAGGGGCTATTACCGATCCGAACGAGCTATCACCGCCCTTGAGGCCGTTCGTCGCACCAACGCCGCCGGCCCCACCTGCGCCGATAGTGACAGGATAACTATTCTGTGTCGGGGTCAGTATGGTGATTACTGTCCCTCCGGCCCCACCGCCAGCACCGAAAAACGTTTCGTTACTGGATATAGCCTGGCAGCCACCCCCTCCGCCACCGCCGCCCGTTATTGTGACCCTGATCCGTTTTGTTTCTGGTGATGGGGTATACGTACCTGATGACGCGAAAGCCCGGGTACTCAGCCGGCGTCCCACGTATCCGCTTGTATCTCCCAAACCAAGGTTTTGAAGAGCCGTTTTCACCGTGCCGTCCGATTTGATATCGCCCAACGGATTTTTGCGACTTAACAGCAGCGCACGAAGCGCGGTAAGCAGCTGGTCATGCCGCCCCTTCTCCAGGCTGGCACCGGATGCCTCCACCACGCTGCAGAGCTCCTCCTGCAACATGTCAAAGTAGTCATCATCCAGATCGGTGGCAGGCGTGCCGGTCTGGGGGTTACCACGGGTAAAACCGTTCTTACCCGCGCCGAACTTATCCTTCTGCGCGGTTTTCGTGTCTATACGATGCATGGATTACTCCGGATATTTAAAAATTACGTAGGTATGCGACGGGCAGAGTTTGTTAAGCACGCACTCGATAACGGTGTCCCCCCAGATACGCAGTGCGGAATCGCAGGGATCGCCACATGTCATCCAGGTGGTGTTGGTGGCAGCTGGCATATTGACCTGCCAGTAATACCGCCATTCCGGCGCATTCACCGCGTCAGTACAGGCCGATGAGCAGGTGAACGTGCTTTTGTCGTATCGCGTGATGGTGGCATCTGGTCTGCCCAGGGCAGCAAGCTGCGCAAGGTAAAAATCCTCATTGATGCCACCCGCCAGGTTAACCTTCGCATCCAGCCGTTGCTGACGCTGGCGAAGGGTCTGCGTCCCTGCCGGAATACATTCATCCGGCAGGCCGCACAGACGCTCCCAGCGGTTTATCAGTTCGGTGGTGGTGCGCGGATCCAGCTCCCGCATCAGGGCATCCGCACGCTGATGAGCACGGGTTAATGACGGTGCCGCACCGGCAATCGCCGGATCGCTGGCTGACCACGCCGGACCGGGGGGCAACAGTGCCGACAACAGACGGATGTAATCATCGTTTGTCACGTCCATGAAATCGTCCCCAGTACCGCCAGTTCATTTTTTGCAATGGAGATATTGTCTGCCGGTGCAAGCAACTGATGGCTGTATTCCCCGTTCGCACCGGAAATCGCCTCACTGATACGCGATACCTTCAGTTCTCCCTGCGGATAACCATCACGCAGAAGAAACGAACGCAACTCCGCGGTGATGGCGGCTCGTATTTCTGGTGTGTCCGGCGTCACGCGGATATGAAAATCCACTTTGTGCGCCACCGGCCTGAATACATACAAATCAGAGCCTGCCACCGGGGCCAGTGGCACGATATGTTGTCTTGCTGCCGTTTCCGTTGATTCTTCCGGAATGGGATTAATCAGGTCACTGCTGGCAATCATCACACCGACAGTTCCCGTTCCCATCCAGTGACGGTATGTCCATGCGCGGGTAATGCCGGGCACTTCTTTAGCCCAGACGACATAGTCCCCGTCAGCCCCGCCCTGAGGCGTCCAGTAATACCGCTCAATGACGCGGGCGCGCCACGTTTCCAGCTCTTCAGTATCAAATCCGCCTGTAAGGGTGTCAGCCACACCGGAAGACGGCAGACCATTCACCGGCGTGACCAGGATTAATGCCGTACCGTCGTCAGCGTTACCGACCGCACCTGCACTTGAGCAGGCGATCGGCACGCGCAGGACACCACCGGAGCTGGTTGCATCGGCAGTTGCCGTGTACTGAACCAGGTCATCGCGCTGAATAACACTCCCGGCGGTCACCTTCAGGCCATCGCTGACACCTTCCCAGCGCATATACCCGCTGGCAGCCGTGGCCCCCTTGCGCGGACACCGTTTCATCGCAGCATGTCGCGCCAGCCAGGACTCATCGCACAGGTCAGGCAGCATGTTCATTGCCAGATAATCGATGTAACCGTAAACCGTATGCAGCGCCGCCGCATACACCTTTGCCCGCACGTCTTCATCCATGCGCCGGAGCGTGTCGCTGACGTCCAGCCTGGCGAATAAATCGTTACGGAGCATACTGATATTTTCTGCCAGCGTCGGGCGCTGAAATTCACTGTCCGCCATGCGTTATCGCACTCCACAGATCATCAAAAGAAATCATTACCGGTCCGTCACGACGCCAGAGAGTGATACTGTTACCCAGTTCATTAATCCCGGTGCGGCGGATATCCAGATCAATACGGGACACCACGCCGTCATCAATCATCCATTGCAGGCATTCGCGGATATACCCCCTTACCGTCTGCACCAGCTGATTGGTCAGTTTGCTGCGCTGAAGCAGCCACAGTCGGGAGCCGTAACGGTCATTCTGTACCGCAGGCCAGGTATCCCCCCACCATCCCATCGGGACGTCGGCGTTGTCATCAGGCTCCGCCCGCCGCCAGGTAAACAGGGAAATCACCACGGCGCGGGTCAGCGGATCCAGTTCTGCGCTGGCGCAGGTGCGTTTACCGTTCACCGTCAGCCACAGTTCCATCATGCCTCCATCGCTTTATCAGGTTTGTCGGTGTTACTGCCCTGACCGTTCTCTCTGTGACGATGCCCGTTATAGGCAAGCCGCATCGCTGACATGGTGGTACCGCCGGAGTCGCACAGGTCTTTCACCTGTCCGGTCACTTCCAGGTCCATTTCAAAACGTGCTCTGGGCGCATTGCGAAACGTGATCGTTTTACCTGCACCGTCCACCACGATCCCCTCCCGGGTCAGCGTCACAGACTGCCCCTGATCGTCATAGACAGCCACCTCACCCGTCTGCAGCCCTTTCAGGCGGTAGCGCCGGTCCGACACCGTAACAACCACCGCATGAGAACGGTCGCCATCCGGAAACAACACCACCGCTTCCGCACCGCTGTTTGCCCTTGCGGTAAAACCGTAGGGTTCAAGATGTTCAACCCCGGCTTTGGGTTCACCGGCAATCAGGGACACATCCACGGTCTGACATTTCGTGGCGGCACTGATGCTTTTCACCACTGCCCGCCCAATCAGGCCGAGAAGTTGTCGCTGCATGGCTTCAATCGTCCTCATCAGAACGGGTCCTCCTGTACTCTGGCTTTTTTCTTTTTCCGCGCACCGGGATCTTCGGGTTCAGGCAGATAAGCATCAGGTGGGCCGACACGGATTTCCGTCAGGGTGCCGTTCTGGTCCTGAGTAAACGTGACTTCCGAAACAAGCAGTTCGGTATTGTCGAAACCACAGACCGGATCAAAGACAATCACCCGCTGGTTGGGCTGCCACAGCGTACCGTTACCCTGTCGCCAGCCCTGCACCACATAGGTGGTTTCATCCGTCCGCGCCGCCCGTTGTCGGGCTTCAAAGTCCGCACGGGCAATACAGCCTGCCCCCGTAGCCTGCCCTGTCTGCCTGATATACATCGGACGGTAACGGGCAATAAATGCGTCCTCTGTGCGGGCCCGCAGCGCGGTGGTGGTGGCCTCACCGAAATCATCGTCGTTTCCGGCACGCTGCCCCGCCACCTGGTAAACAGAAAATCGCTCCCGGATACTCTTCTCCGTATCGCAGGAAAGGATGTTTTCCCCGAGTACCAGCGCAGTATGTGCCCGCGTTGAGCCAATACCGCCAATCACCAGCCTGCCGTGCGGGTCGTCGTAAGCCAGTGCCTGCTGCTGACCGAGTATTTTGTTGATTACCTCAATCACCGTTTCACCGTGATCAGGCTGAACATCAGGAATAACACCCGACGGCGCACCGCTGTTCACCACCTCAATGCCGAAAGGCGCAGCAAGCGCCTGCGCAATCTGCACCAGCGAGCGTCCGTTAAACTGTGTCGGTTCGGCTGCACAGTCAATCAGGTCAGCCGTCAGACTACGTCCGGCAATACCGGTGCTGACCGAACGGGCATCGTAACGAACGGGAGTCGCCTCCACCCAGCCGGTGATCACCAGCTCATCACCAATCAGCACTTCCACTTTTGAACCGTTTTTAATGCGCGGCTGAAGCGTGGTGATACCCTCATCTCCCGGCCACTGGCGAGTGATCTCCACACTGAAATCCCGCGCCAGCCGTTCAATACCGGCACCGATGCGCACCGATGTCCAGCCATTCCACTCCCGGCCATTTACCCGTAGCGTGACATTGTCGTTCATTGCACTGGCACCTTCAGAGGGATCACCGGCACAAAGCCGGGATGCGTAATGGCATTACGCCGGATAATGTCCGCGTCACGCGCCGCGTTATCAAACCAGGTCGCCGCCAGCACCAGCGCGGGTAAAACCTCATCCGGCGTGCGCTGAATGATCCGTGCAGACTGTTCAAGGCGCATGTTGATATCCGCATTCAGATCTGCTTTCACCCGGCGCAGCGCCAGAAACAGCGCATCACTGGTTGTACGGGACAACTCCTTATCAATTGCCGTATTCAGTGTGTCGCGAATGTCGGTCAGTTCTTCCCACGTTGGCAGGTCAACCGTGTTTTTCACCGCCGGTGCATTGTTCAGTGCCGGATGCGTGACAGAAGGCCAGCCGGTGCTCTGCGCGGGTGTTGTTGACTGCCCCACTGTGGCATTCTGCATCACCGCGGAAGTTGTGGGCGCAGGCAATCGTGTGACGGCATACGCCGCTTCGCTGATTGCGGTCGTACGAAGGGTGCTGGCAACCACGTTACGCTGCTGCGTCGCCGTGGCGGTGGTTTTACTGTCCGTTTTCCAGACGCCGCGCGGTTGCAGATCGCTGCCGAGGCTGACACCGGAAAGCGTTTTGATCATGGTGACCAGGTCGCTGGCGTTACCATAAAGGCGTTTCCCGGTACGCCACATTTTCTGCACCTGCTCAACGAAATTTTTGCCTGACGATGGCGGCGGCAGAAGTACCGAGATATCCCCCTGCAACAGCCTGGCGGCATCCGATACGGCAGAATCCACCACTTTCATCGCATCAGAAACATACCCAAGCATTGTGCTGGCATTACCGACGACGTCGTTCTGCACAAAATCTGCCACGCCATCGATACTGAAACCACTGAAGCTGTCACTGATGCAGTCATCCAGTGCAGAACAGGATGACATCAGCGTCTGCGCCGTCGCCGCACCTGAAGTGGGGTAAGAGAGTTCTCCCGCTTCGACAAACTTCAGGTCAAAGCGGACAATACGCCCTTCACTCTTCGATGTGCTGACCCGAACTTCCCCGTCAACACAGACTTTCAGCTCACCGTAAGTCGGATGGACAAGCGTGCCGGGACCGGGTTTATTCAGCGCGTCAATCAGGCGATCGCGCTGGTCAAAGCAGTCATCTCCCACCACATAAGCTGTGATGGACGGGCGGAAAGTGATTTTCCCCAGGTCTTCGGTATAGGGTTTGTCGCGGTTCGGGTATTCGTGCGTTTCCACACGACGACCGGTTCCCGCACTTTCTTCTTCAACCTTAAATGGCACACCGCGAAATGACGCGTCCTGAAGTCTGTCTTTCCACGTCATATAAACTCCGTACATAAAAAATCCCACCGGAGTGGGACTCATTAACAGATTAATTTTTCATTACCTGCCAAAGCGCGTATAGCCAACATCATGGCTGACATCAAAACCGCTGGATCGCGTTTCCATAACCCGCATACCCGGAGGCGAATTCACAAAAGAGACCTTGATCTCACCATCAACTTTTGGCGCAGAAGCTTTGTTAATCATGAAGGGATTCGGGCCTGTGGCATCGGAGGCGTTGTTTGACTGAGCCGGATCCACCGCCTGATAAGGTGTGTATCCCCGTGCCGGTATTCCCGTCCCATAAGCATCATAAGCACCCGCGCCCCACTGCGCAGAGTTAATGGCATCGACCGTGTCACCGGAACTGTCGGTAAACCACTCAATAATTGGCTTCAGCTTGTCCCACATATCCTGAAACCACTTAACAACCGGTCCCCAGTTATTGATTACCATCCCCAGCGGCGACCAGGCAAAAACCTTCTTCAGAAGTTCCCAGCCAGCCTCAAAATAAGGACCAATGGTTTCCCAGAGCTTCTTGAAATAAGGTCCGACAACATCCCAGTTAGTGATAATTAATCCCGCAGCCAGGGCTATCGCCGTCGCAATCATGCCAATCGGCGTCATCGACATGATCCTGCTGACAATACTGATGGCACCGCCAACGCCCATCAATCCCAGTTTCAGAATCGCAAGACCGGCAGCAAGCCCGACGACGCCGCGAATAACCCGGGGATTTTCATCCGCAAACTTCGTGAATTTTTCCCCTAACTCCCCCAGCCATTGCGTGATATTTTGGGCGTCACCAGAAAATGCGCCGCCAATAGCTGCAAGACCGTTAGTTGCGGTCCCCGTCATTGCCTCCCACAGGTTGGACAGCGTACCAAGCTGTGCCTGAACACGTTTATTCAGGCTGGCCTGTTTATTCATCTTCTGCTGGATCTGATCGTAACCATCCTTTCCTTTATCGATCAGAGCATTGACCACCTGAAGGGTTTCGGCATCATCACCAAATATTGCCTTAAGTACACCTGTTCGCTTAACGTCGGTCAGTTTTCGCAGCTTTGCCAGTTGCTTAAACATGTTATCAAGACCGCCAAAACTCCCTTTGCCATCAGTAAAATCGAGCTGCACTCCGAGTTTCTGGCGGGCCATGACTTTATTGACGTCCCTGATTTTCTTAACGCTTAATCCGGACTGGATAACTTTTCGCAGGGCATTACCTGCCGACTCCCCGTTCATCCCCATCTGATCCATCATGACGCTGATAGGGGCAAGGCTCTGTGCAGCCTGAAGTCCGTCCTTATTCACCATCTTCAGAACAGAACTGGTTTTAGTGAAGAAGGACAACATGTTGGTATCGTCAACGCCCAGATAAAACGCCTTCTGGATAGTGTCGAACAGCCCCATCATGTCTTCTGACGCCGTTCCGGTAGCATCCTGCATCTTTGCAGCAAACTCAGCAGCCGCTTCCGGTGTTTTTTTCAGTTGTACCGCAAGATAAGCTGTCGCTTTACCCACACCACCAAGAATGTTTTCTGCCGGGATCCCCTGACGCACCAGCATCTGCATCATGTTCTGGAAATCAGCCGTTGTACCGGGTAGCTGGTTACCCAGGCCAATAGCCAGTTTATTGATGTCCTGAAAGCTCTTTCCAACTTCGCCGTTCGCATCCATCATGGCGACTTTCAGCCCGGTGGCGGCGTTTTCCTGATCGGCATAAGATTTCAGGGAAAGCGTCAGACCCGCTGCCAGTCCGCCACCAAGCGCCAGCCCACCCTGTGACGCTTCTTCCGCCTGGCGTTTAAATCCCCGGATTTTCTTTTGCATTTTCGACAGCGCGGGAGAAAGCCTGTCGACACCGGTGATCAACGCCTTAAGCTCAAATTCAGCCATGTGTGCGTTTCTCCTGCTCTATCCTGTTTGCCTGACTGACCAGCAAGGGAATTTCACTGATCGGCATATTCAGCAATTCGAAGGGATTAATGCGCCAGTAACTGGCGCAGTCAAAGAAGCGATCAGTGAGGTATTCAGCCGTCAGGCCTGGAGGAAAAAACCGGCCACAAGCCACGCCGCTGCATTCAGGTCTGCCGGAGACATCTGGTCGACAGAGCTTTGCGGCACTTTCGCCAGCCGCACGATGTATTTCGATACCACATGCGCCAGAAGTCTGACGGACTCATCCTGATTCATCTGGTAGGGATATCCCAGCTCGCGGACATCTTTCCCGGTGGGCTCATCAAACTCCAGTACGGAGAGTGTCTCGCCATGAGCGGTAATCGGTTTCTTTAACTCAAGCTCTTTCATTACTGGTAATCCCCTTCTTCACCGTGGAACTCAAGATCGACCGTGCCTTCTTCGGCATTATGGTTCGCTTCGCCGTGCAGCCAGGCAGACGACAGTACATAGACCTGACCGTTTGCCAGCTCGGCAGTGATGGTCATCTCATCAGACGAGGTGATTTTGCTCACCGGAAAATTCTTCGGCACCTTGAAGGTCCCTTTGACATAAGGCGCACGGTGAGTTTCCTTGCGGTCCACTGAACCGTCCAGGCCGATGATGTCATCATTGACCGTCCTGTTCATGGGCACCTCAATGCCGCCGGTCAGCGATAGCTGCTGACCGTCAATTTTGAAATAACAGGTTCCCCCGATACGGGCCATTATGCAGACTCCTCTGAATACTGAAGACGGAACTGGTTAACCACGGCAAAGACACGCAACTGGTTAACATAGTCAGGCGGGAACAGCGTGTTCAGGCGGTTCGGATCGCTGGCATCACGCTCCACAACCAGGTACTGCTTAAACAGTTCGTAGTTTTCCACGATCCCCGCACGCTCAAGCTGACGGTAGGTTGCCAGCAGTTCCCCTTTGATCACCGCCGGGGTGACAATCGCCTGACCGGGACCAAAGCGGGTACCGTCACTGGCAAGCTTGTGACGCCCGTACTTACTGGTAATGACGGATTTCAGTTTGCGCAGTACATACGCGCTGGTATGCAGTGTCTCACTGTCGAGGTAGCTGTTATCCGCAACCCCGTAAGCGTTTTTCCTGTACGTGGTGACATCACGCTGAATGCGCAGTACCCCGCTTTCGACATACGCCGTTGCCACGCCATGAGACAGCAGGGTCTGTTGTTCGGTCATCGTGAACCGTTTCCCCTTCGGCGCAGGCAGCATACCCACCAGCTCACCGGTCTGCGTGGGACGTGCCGGATCGTTGCGGATAAACACCGCTGCGCGGGCGGTACGGCTTGCCGCCAGCTCGTCGGCAGGCGTCTGGGTCTCTTTTTCGTATCCCGCCAGGGTAATGTGCTGCTGGTTAAACTGGTCACCTGCGGTCACCAGTTCTGACAGCGTGCCGATCTTTGCCGTATACACATGACCATACAGCTGACGCGCATAGCTCCAGCGACCGCTGGTATCGTTCATCTCAGTCACCAGCGTGTTAACGGAGGCTGTGTCGTTGAACGGCAGGCCGATATAATCAAACGGCTCATCCGCCATTGCAGCCACCGCGCCGGTGAGAACAGGAGCGCCCGTTCCGGCGGTACCCGTCGCCACGGCAATCTGTACGCCCGCTGGCAGCACTTCGCCCCCACCAAAGCCGTAGTAATTGAGGCTGACAGGAATTTCATTCCCGCAAAGCCCCTTATGACGCGCGGTCAGTGTGACCACGCCTGCCGAAGATGAGGCAGTAAACGGCAGGGTCGGAACGGCATTGATGGCATCTTTGATACTGCTGGCAATCGTCGCGACGTTATCGCCGTTGGTCACCGGTGCCTGCACGCGGGTACGTCCCACATAAACATTCACCGTGCCGGTTTCGGTTGCCGCGCCGGTCACCGTCAGCGTAACTGTTGCCGCCGCGCCCGTGGATTCAGGAACGGCAATCACATACAGTTCACCAAACGGGTCGGTCTGGCGATAAGCCTCGACCATACGCGCCAGCTGACTTCCCGCACCACAAATCTGGCGTGCATAGTCTGCCGATGGCATCAGCACCAGACTGTTGGCAACAATCTCTGCACCGTTATTGGCATGACCAATCAGCAGCGATGCTCCGCTGTCCTGTGCAGTATTCGCCGCCGAGTTATCCATTTCCGCATAAAAAATCGGAACCAGCGTATTCGACGGAATGGTGTTAAAGCTTATCGTCATCGGTATTCACCTTTTTATTCACGCGCCGGATATCACCCGCTGCTTCACGGCGCAGCCAGTAGTTGTTCTCATCAACATTTCGCCCCTCGGCGGGCAAAAGGTCGCCGCGGGCAGGGTCAGGAACTGACCGCCCTTTAACAGGTTTCACAAACATGAAGATTCTCAGGAAGGAAGGGTTATTTCGGTGTGATGTTCGATATCGCCGTCAGGCCCGTTACCGGGATCGAGATAATCAACATCAATCGCCAGCGTTCGCAGTTCATCCAGACTGTTCAGGTCATCCTGCTGGCGGGTATCGTCTTCGGTCAGCTCGCTGATGACCGAAAAATCGAACTGATAAATCAGCTCATGACGATTCAGATCCAGCAGCGTGCCGCCGTCATAAGTAATCGGGTTACCGCACGCTTCCGGGTTCCAGCCCAGAATGGCCTTAAAGAGCATCTGCCGGACATCGTCCACCACATCATACGAGGCAAACTGACCGCGCTCATCACGCCCGTTACTCAGTATGACAACCACGGAGAAACCCTCTTTCAGCTCCTGCCAGTAGTCGGTCTGGCTTTTGTTTTCTCCCGGAGAGTCATCACCCGGTACCACATACGCCGCCGGGAGTCTCAGCTTTCCGACCTCCGGCAGATTTTTGAACTGTGCCGCGCCTGCCACCCGGTTTTCAAAATACGGGCAGCGGGCACGCAGCGCAGCAATAACAGGCGTCAGTTTCATCTGCGTCGTCGCTCCGGCTTCAGTGATTTACGTAATTCCCGCGCCAGAAAATAGCGTGTCCAGCTGCGGTTCTTTTCAAGCGTTTCCACCATGAAGTTATTACGTGGAGCCAGTCGCCAGCCGCTGCCACCGGATGCTCCACGATGATGGCTGCGACGACGCTTTGCCCCTCGCCTCACGCCATAGAACAAAAAAGCCGGATAAAAATCACCGGTGATACGGCGGTTTCCCTCTCCATTACGCTGGTTAGGGGCTATACGTGCCATAAAACCAGGGCGATGTTTACTGGCTCTGGGTACCATATACCCAATCGAACGTGCCAGGCGTCCGGTCTGATAACCGGGGTTTTCACCCGGTGCCGACCGCGCACGGCGCATCACCAGCCGACGGGCATCACGCATATGACGCTGACCAATCGTGACAAACGCCCGCCGGACACGGGCGCGGTTAAAGCGCATCTCCGCGGGCTGCTGAAAATCAACGTGCAAAAAGGAAGTCGTCATTGTTGCCTCCATGACTCTGCCTATATTCGCCCAGCTCCGTACACTCCAGCAGCAGAAAGCGCCGCGCCCCGTTCAGATCGCGCTGACGTTTCACCCGGTACACACTGTCATCACAGACCACCTCATAATCAGCAGTGATCCCCCGGCGGTAGCGAATGGTGATGTAATGGGTGATGGCGTCCCCGGTCTGCGCGGTTTCCTGCCAGGTGGTGGCACTGGTCTGGATAACCTTCGCCCATGTCCGGAACGTAACCGGGTATTGAGACTCCACACCAAAGTTATCCGCGGGCATATCCACCCGCTGGCGGATCAGGACGCGTTTATTCAGTTCACCGGGGTCCGGCAGAATGTAGGTTGCGCTGGTCTGCACCTGACGAATTTTCATTGCGGAAAGTACCTGTACGGGCCGACAAGCCAGCCAAAACTCTGCGGCATGTCGAGTTTCTCCACTTCCGTAACCGACGAGCGGTTTTCGTAAAAATGGCTGATAAGCATCAGCATCCCCAGGCGAATATCATCCGGCAGGTGCAGCCCGTCTGGATCGCTGTCCGGAATGGTTTCATCCGGTGCATAGAGCTTCCGGTTCAGATACGTTTCCGTCCGCTTTTGCGCCGCACAGGCCAGCAGTTGCAGATGGCGGTCATCAGCATCGAAATCCTCATCCAGCCGGAGTTGGGCTTTAATCTCTTCCATTGTCAGAAGCATACTCAGCCCTCTTTACTGGTCGTGGCTTTTTTCTCTTTTGCCGCTTTACTGCTTTTTGCACTGATTCCGCGCTCTGCTAACCCGGCCTGAAGTGCAATCTCCTGCACCCGGGCAGGAAGCGCCCCGTCGTCATACTCACCGGCCCGAATGACCTCAACACGCATACCGTCCGGTGACCATTTCAGATCTTGTTTCAGGATCATGATTCTTCACCCGTCAGAACAGGGGGCGCGGTTCCGCGCCCCTGAGTGATTACGCCGCTGCAATCTTCAGCAGTTTGATGGCCTGCGAATCGACCAGCATCCCGCCGGTGCGCTTGGTGGTATAAAAACCGACAAACGGTTTATTGGTGTACGGGTCACGCAGAATGCGGGTGCCGATACGGTCAACGATGGTGTAACCCCGTTTGAAGTTACCAAATGCAATGGCTTTCGCATCAGCGGCGATATCCGGCATCTGTTCGTTTTCAGCGATACCGTAACCCGCCAGAGAGGACGGCTGCCCCAGCTCCAGCCCCGGACGCCACAGATAGTTACCCTCGCTGTCTTTCAGCAGACGGATGGCAAACAGGCTATTGTTGTTCATCATGAACTTCGCGCCGGTGCGGTGTGCCTTACGCAGCGTGTAAATCAGTTTGATAATGGCGTCTGCGGTCACCGCCGTCGCGTCGCCGGATACAATATGCTGAAGTTTGCCGAACGCCCGGACCTTATCGGTTTCATCCGTGGATTCATACGCCAGGAACCCTTTCGGCTTCTTGGTACCATCGCCGGTGGTAAAGGCAATTTCTTCCTGTTCAGCAAATTCGGTCGCCAGCTCGCTGTTGATCCAGGCCTCCACGTTGAAGAAGGCATCATCCAGCATTTTCTGAGTGGCCTGCGGGTTACCGTAGATTTCCCCCATGAAAGGTTCAATCAGGCCCAGTTTTGAGGTGGCAGTCTGGGAGCGCGCGTCAGTCTCGCCAACCCATCCGGAAGCCGTGCCGCCCAGATTCACCAGTTTTTTGTAGTCGGAACCCCCAACGGTGATCACCGTGGCTTCCTGACGCATCACCACTTCATCTTTCAGCAAGGTCAGAATGTTGCGATCCAGCGCTTCCGGCACGGCATAGCCACCGTCTTCATCGGTGCCCACCTGTAATGCCTTGCGCTCCAGATCGCGCAGACCATCTTCACGGCCTTTACGCAGGAAGCCCACAAACGCTTCTTTATGCTCGGTGGCCAGTTTATTTTGCGCACCACCTGCCGGACGTTTCAGCTCAAGCAGCTCTTTTTCAAGGTCGCTTTTGAGGTTTTCCAGCTCGCTGAGTTTTCCGTTCAGGGTTTCCACCTGCCCGGCAAGTTTGCCTTTTTCCTGCTCAATCGCCTCAACGCGCTTGTCGTTCTTTGCTTTGAAGTCGTCAAACTTCTGCTGCAGCTCCTGCGCGACCTGTTCGACATCTTTAATATCAACTGCCATCGTATTTCTCCTGATTAGAAGTTCAGATTTTTCAGTGCATTCAGTGCAGAGCCCACATCCTCAGCGTCGCGCAGGGACAGTGCGCCATAGCCCCCGGCCATGAATGCTTTGGCCTGGGTACGGGAGAGTCCGACATCACGCAGGACTCTTTCGATTTTTTTCTGTTCGGGGATTTCCCCGCGGGCCAGTGCGTTCTTGACGTCGCTGATCCGCGCCTCGTCGTTAGACGGGAATGTCACCAGACTGACTTCCCAGAGGTCGATTTCTTTCAGCAGAAAGGCTTCTTTCGTCCGGTCGTATTCCCAGTCCTTCAGGACGTACCCAATAGAAAGGCCGGTTAACGAACCGGCCTTCATGTGTGCATGTGCGCGTTTTGCCAGGGGATCATCATCAATGAGCAACCGCCCCCTGACGTAAAGCCCGACATCGTCTTCCTTCATTTCGGTGTAAACACCGATGGGCTCATCCATGCGGTGCTGCCAGAGCAGCGCAGGTAACGCTTTTCTGTCACTCCACACCCGCAGGGAAGCAGCAAATGCCCCGGACATCACCACATCATCGTGGCTGTCCTTTACACCAAAGACGGAGCCATACCCTTCAAACTCACCGGAGTCACTGACAGATTTCAGACTCAGCGGTACATCAAGACGTTGTTTCGTCTGCATTGGCGTTATCCTTCTGCTTACCGGCTTTACTGCCATCGGAGGGTTTCGTGGTCATGTTCATCGGTGTGAGATAGACATCACCACCGGGACGTGGATTCATATCTTCCAGGTCGCGGCAGTCATTGGGAGAGTAAATTCCCCAGTTGATCCCGGTGGCGTAGGCTTCAAAACGGGACTTCATATCCCCGCGCAGTAACGCCCCGGCGTTAAATTTGGCGTAATAAACGCCCTGCTTACTTTTTCGTACCAGTCCGGTGTTGATCCGCTGTTCGATGCGGGTCAGATACGGCACCAGTGAATAGTTGATAAATCCCAGCCCCAGCTCTTCGATATTGTTGAAGGTGGCGCGATCGGTGTTCTGCACCATGTGCAACGGCACCCGGAACAGACGACAGATTTCTTCAAGCTGAAACTTGCGGGTTTCCAGGAACTGGCTGTCCTCGGCGTTCAGCGCCATCGACTTCCAGTCCAGCCCCATCTCAAGGATCATCGGGCGGTGAGCATTGCCAAGCCCGGTGTGACGCTCCTCAAAATCTTTCTTCAGGCGCTCATAAGCCTGATCTGACAGCGTCTGCTCTGTACGCAACACACCCGACGTCACCGCGCCATTGCTGAACAGTCTGGCCCCGTGCTCTTCGGTCGCTGCCGCCAGCGATATTGCCTCGCGGGCATAGGCGATGGGATTCAGCCCCACCAGTCCGTCCAGCGTCAGCGTGCGCACATGCCAGATATCCTCCTGGCTCAGTACATCCGTGGAGCCATCCGGGAATGTGACCTGATAGACCGGCTCCCAGCTACTGTTAAGCTTCGGTACCACACAGCCGGGATCGACGGGCAGCAGTTCAGCCACTTCGCCAAATGCTTTCACTTTGTAGGCGTAAAAGTTTCCCCGCAGGCACAGACAGGTGACCACCAGCTCCCAGAACTCCTGCGGCGTCATATAGCCATTGGGATGCGTGGAGATCAGCTTATGCAGACGTTCGCCAGTGGCTCTCTGCTTCAGGCTGCCGTTCAGGTGATACAGGTTGCAGGGCAACATCCCGACCGACTCCGCCAGCACCCTGACACAGGAAAAAACCGCCGTCAGTCGCATGGCCCGCTGGCTGCTGATCTGCTTTCCGGTATAGGTGTCGTAGGACAACCCGATAGCATCCGCCAGCTCTGCTGGCGTGGTCACCGGTGCGTCACTTTTTCGTTGAAATAATCCCGAAAAGAACACTATTTACCTCCGCCGACAGACGACTGTGTACGGTCGAGATATCGCGCCACCAGCCACGACCAGAACAGACACAACGCCCCGGCAACAACAAACCCCGCCGGGGGATAAATCAGCCAGGCACCATACGCCAGCAAAAGCGCCCCCAGCACGCCCACCAGAGGCGCGAGAATCAGCATGATCATAATTACCTCAGTTAAAGCGAGCGGATCCCATAGGACTCAATGTGGTCAGACAGCGTGTCTTCTTTCTCGTACAGCATGGCTCTGCCAACCGCCATAATCAGCGCAACTGCACCATCGATTTTGTTTTCCGCCTGCTCTTTGACGGGCTTCACCACATCATCGTTACCCGGAATGGTTTTGCCGACCACGTTGCCGATACACCAGGTCATGATGGGATTGCCATCATGATGAAAGCGCCCCGATTCAATTGCCGCTTCCAGCTCTTTCATCGGGTCGGACATGTTGGTGTAGTTCTGAATGATGGTGACGGGGTTCAGGTCTTCATCAGCAAGGTCATGTGACAACCCGGTCGCCCCGAAGGGGTCGATGGGTGACTCGCTGACCGGGCTGATTTTGTTCGCCGCTTTGGCCTCCTCGAGGATGTAGCGATAATCCACCTCTGCACCATCGGTAACGGTCAGGACGCCCATTTCCACCCATTTCTGAAAGCGTTCGGCTGTCCGGCGATCTTCATTTTTCTCGACGCTGTACACCGTGTCATACGGTACCCAGAAACGCGGGGCCACACTGTAGTAATGCGTTTTACCGTCAATCTCGCGGGTATAAAGTCGCGCCATGCTGTTCATATCCAGCTTACGCGCCAGGTCAAAGGCCAGAATGCACGGCTGCCCCTCGAACTGCTCAAGGGTCAGTGATTTATCCTCGCAGCTCTGCCAGCTCACCAGGTTGAAATACGCCGAACGCGCCGACACCCAGATATTGAGGTGTTTTGTTTTAAAAACGTTTGCCAGACGGGCGTTATTTTTCGCACGCTGCTGCTGACTTAACAAAAATTCGCGATAAACCGACACGCCAATATTTGGATTGGCTTTTTCCAGCACCTGCGGGTCGGTCCAGTCGTCACCTTCATCAACGGTATAGATGATCCCGAACAGTTCATCGTTTGGTACCGAGCCGTTGAGCATCTCGATGACTTCCCGCCGTTTGTCGTAGCACGGCCCCTCAATGTTGTACCCGGCGGTGGTAATGGCCCACATCAGTGGCTGGCGTCGCGCCCCCATCCCGGTAAGCATCGTGGTGTAAAGCGCATCTGTGGCGTGCTCGTGATATTCATCCACCACGGCACAGTGGGGTGATGAACCATCACCGGGGTTACCGATCAGCGGTTCAAACCGCGCACCATCCTCCGGACGGTTCATGTTTGAGGCGTTAACCTCAATCCCGAACGCTTCCGTCAGCATGGGTGTGCGTTTACACATCAGTCGTGCCGGACGAAAGACTTCCCACGCCTGTTTCTCCGTCGTGGCACCGGAATACACTTCCGCGCCGAACTCGTTATCACAGGCAAAACAATACAGGGCAACACCGGCAGAGATTGCCGATTTGCCGTTCTTACGGGGAATTTCGGTATACACCTCCCGGAAGCGGCGCAACCGGGTGCCTTTATTGACCCAGCCAAACGCACAGCAGATCACAAATAGCTGCCACGGCTCCAGCGTGATGGGCATCCGTTTAAATGCCCACTCACCCTTGGTGTGCGGCAACAGCTGAATAAATTTGGCGGCCCGTTCAGCCAGGTCCTTGTCGAAGCGGTAACGAAACGACTTACTTTTTTCCGCCATCAGGTCATCAAGATGGCGCTGGCAGGCCTGAATCACAAACTGGCAGGCAACAATCTTTCCGCGCACGACATCCCGGGCATACTGATTTGCAGCATTTACGTTGGGGTAAGATTTCCGGCTCATGATTCGATAATTTTCAGAAACGGGTTAGTGGCTTTCTTCTTCCCCGCCAGGCCAATCAGACGCTGGCGGCTGCTGGGGTCGAGTCCGAGCATTGCCCCCGTACTGCTCATCTCGGACTCCTGTTCTTTTTTGGCGGTCAGCTCCGGATTTTTGACCATACCGCCCATTGCACCGGTGATGGTGTTGCCCTGTCTGGCAATATTTTTCACGGCACGTCGCCAGAACTCGTAGGCCACGCACCACCGCTCAAGCACCGCGAGGTCAGTCACGCACAGCAGGCCCTGACCGCAGAGTTCTTTGGTTGTCAGTTGCCACATGATCGTGGCGAGAGGGAGATCTTCTTCAGCGAACCACTCCGGTGGCTCAACACCTTTGATGGGCGTAAAAACAGGTTCATCTTTATTCAGGGCTCGCTTGCCGGGGTTTCCGGCCAGCGCCTTGCGCGCCGTTGGCTTGGGGCGACGCCCGGAACGCCCCGCCGTTCCAGCCATATGCGGCACTCCTGGTTAAATTTCATTTTTCGCGGGTATAAAAAAACGATGGGGCGGGCAGTCCGGAAGACGTCAGGTCACAGAGATTTGACTCGCCCCTCCCCTCAGACAGTTGAGAATTATTATCACTTAAGTCGTTCGCGGGCCGTCTTCGCCTTATGACACGGCCAGCACAGACTCTGCAGATTACAGTCGGCATCAGTGCCGCCATGCGCTTTAGGGATGATGTGGTCAACGGTTTTAGCTTCACGCACCACACCGGCACGCAGACATAACTGACATAAACCTTTGTCACGCTTCAGGACGCGCGCGCGGATACTGTCCCACTTCGAACCATAACCGCGCTGATGACGGGACTGGCCTGGCTTGTATTGCTTCCAGCCTTCGCTTTTGTGCCTTTCGCAATAGCCTGACGGGTCAGTGGTGGTATGGGGGCAGCCGCGAACGCGGCAGGCTTTTGGGGTTCGAGGAGGCATAAATATATTCCTGTTCTTTGTCCAGACTATTTGCCTGCTGCTAGCAAAACGTTACGGCGCATCTCGATACTTCTAATCCCCGCTTTGTCAATATTGCATTGTCCCAACGCCGAAAGCAGGCTCACATTCAGATCCAGGCTGGCCCCATAGGTCAGAGGATCGGGAATAACTGGCTGGGGAGTTTCAGTAGTCAGGCTTGCTGGCAACGGTACCGCCGGAATAGGCACGTAAACTGTTCGCGTACTTCCGCAACCGGTCAGCAGCGGCAGCAGGCACAGGACGTGAAGCACAATCATCATCCACAACAGCCACTTTGATATCTTCCTGGGTTCTCTGTGACTCCAGTGTGATCTGCTGTTTTGCATACTGGTTAGCCTCCAGAACTGTATTGACGATTTGCAGTGATTGCAGGACGTTATTGGTAATGACAGTTGCCGATTTGGCATTTTGTACAGCCTCATCAGCACGTTTCTTTTCGTGCTGATATTTGCTGTAGTAGTGGTTGGCAGACCAGATGAAAGAACCGATGACAGTAAAGAAGAATGCAGCGATAACCAGCTTATAGCTCAACTTCATTTACCACCCCACCAGCCTCTTTAAACCGGGAAATCAGGTCACTGATTTTATGTTCATACTGACCATAACCTGCACCAGGTAACGACGCCCAGATATTGCTGCAACGATCGATAGCCTGACGGATATCACCGCGATCAATCATCGGTAAAGCGCCACGCTCTTTAATCTGCTGCAATGCCACAGCGTCTTGGCTTTTCGGAGAAAAATCTTTCAGGCCAAGCTGTTTACGGTAAGCATCCCACCAGCGTGAAAGAAGCTGGTAACGTCCGGCGGCTGTTGATTTGAGTTTGGGGTTTAGCGTGACAAGTTTGCGAGGGTGATCGGAGTAATCAGTGAACAGTTCGCCACCAACAATAACATCATAACCGTGGTTACGTGTCGGTTGTCGCCCGTTATCCGTTCCTTCTGACCATGCCACCATATCCAGGAAAGCTTTACGCTGGGAATTTAGTGCCTGCATAAATTACTCCTTCGAGCTACCAAATTTGTTACCGATTACTCGCATTGCAGCCCCACGAATAGCATCGACACCGATCAGCCCCACGCCACCACCAATGGCAACAGAAAGCGATTTAGGCCATCCGACATACTCAAGAGCGGATGCAAAGGTCAGCGTCAAAGCGCCACAGAGCAAAATCTCGAGCGTTTTTCGCTTCCAGCCACCACCACCGCCAAAATAGGCAATGCGCAAGCCAGCCATAACGATCGACATAATCACTGCGCCCAGCGGTGTGTCTCCACGCCACCAGCTCTGGACCAACTCCAGCCAGGTATTTGGGTTATGAGGCATTTGTAGTTATCTCTCACCTCGCAATACAGGAGGTGCAAATTGAGGGAACATCATGTACCGCAAATCAGAAGCGGAAACGTCAAAGAAGCCGAGCCAATGGATAACTGCGGGATAGACCAGGCCCAACGAACCCCTAGGCCCAAAAACGACAAAACCCGCTCAATGGCGGGTTTAAGCTGTGTGGCGAAGTAACCACTCTTAACACGATATAATACTTTTTGCGTACGCGTTAACTTTTTCTGTAGTATTTAGTGTAAGATTCTTCACAAGATAGATACTTTGGAGTACATGATGTAAAGTGCTGTATGCATAAACAGTACAAAGGATATCATGATGAACAAATTAGCACGCTTATTATTAACAGCAAGCTCAATTGCACCTGTTTGCGCAACTCTATTTTTTATTGGATATGTAAAAGATACGGTTTGGCTGATGCAATATAGCTTATGCGTTGGCATAGCAAGTTGGTTATTAGCAATAGGCCTGATTCAATATGCTGAGAAACAACTTGAACCTCTGACAAAAAATATTAGTTCAGTTTCTCCCGCTAACAAAGAAGTAACTAATTATTTCTTAAGCTATTTATTCCCTCTCCTAGGAACAGACTCTATTGCTGAAAATAAAGCATATGCGTTATTCTTTTATTTGTCATTGTTATTTTACATCAGCTTTTCCGAGAACTATAACTTTAACCCAGTATTGTCACTTATCGGTTATAAATTTTACGAAGCTGAAGATGACACCGGCGTAGGTTTTGTATTGATTTCTAAATCAGTCATTACTGATATTAAAGATATCAAATTTACAGTTATTCAATTAACAGACTACACATTTCTACATGTTAAAGGATAATAACCATGGCACTTTTTGCAGTAATAGATAATACAATTGCAACGAGAATTGTTAGAGTCGAACTTGATGCAACAGCAAGTACTTCTGTTACGGCCATTTTCCAACAACAGCGTCAATATTTTGAAAGTCATCATAACAATATGATACCATTCTATGCCGGTTATACACCAAAACATAGTGAGTGTTTTGAAATACAAAACTTTACTGATTCTGCACGCCTGATTGACGCAGTCAATAGGCCTACCGCCGTGCCTGTCTGGGATCCCAGCCAAATTGATATTGGTTATATTAAAGCATTATTTGTTGGTGTTGACGCGCCAGCAAACCCCAATATTATTGCGCTACAAACCTTCAACAAAAAACAAATCTTAGATACCTCAAAATCATTCTTTGGAAAGCTTTTTGCAAGCAAAACTACCTTTAGTAAAGCTAATAGCATCGGTTTTAATGTTGATGATAAACTAGTTGCAATAATTATCAATGATACAATACGATTTAAGAGTTTCTTTAATCTAAGAAGCATTTTTGACATGTCGTCCTATTTTTCTGCTGCTACTGACCAAGAACTTAATGCATTTAGTCAACTTAGTGTATTTTCTACTCCCCAAGGTTTTGATCTAAAATCCGTTGCAGATACAGTGATAAGAAATAAAGTAACACTAATAAATCAGACTGGGATGCTAACACCCCAAAATATGTCAAAGTTTAAATCCGAAGCTGCTAAAGTCAATTTCCCCTTACAAACCATAATAGTTGGCGGTGTTGAGAAAATTGTCATGCCTTCATCAAAAAAAGAAATAAAAGCCCTTCTTGACTTTCTTGAGGAAGACATTTGGATTTCAGGGATAAGTGGAAGACGCTTTAAATCGAATTCAAAGCGCCCAATATAACTAGAAGACAGTTAAGAATAGTTAACAGGCAAGAGTGCAAACAATGCCTTCAATGAAACCAAGCGATGTTTGCAACTCTTTCCTGATAGTCCCATCCGAACACTTTCTCTTCTTAGCAATGGCTCGCAATGAAATCCCTACCACAAAATGGGCTATAACTAATTCATACTCTTCTGGTTTGTACTTTCTTAATCTAGCTACGCACCCATCGATCATGAGCCCCTCATCATCATCACACTGAATCCGGGACTTTTTGCCATGAGGTAAAAGCCCCTTGAAGCCAGCGGCTACCGGTTGCCAGTCCACTCCGCTATTGTCTGAAGCAGCCCAAGCTCCCCAACGATCCATCACTTCATACATATCACGCATCAACTTTCTCCACAAAATCAGGCCAGCACGCCAATTGCCAGCGCACGATCGATAAAACGAAATATCAGCTCCAGCTGGGAGCCATACTTCTCTTCAAATGCCACGGTATCCGCATGCAGCTCGTCGTGATGCTTTCTGCACAAAGGCAACACAAAGAGGTCATGCGCTTTTGTACCCATCCCACCCTGACCGTGGCCTATCAAGTGGTGGGGATCATCAGCAGGCTTTCCACAACATGCACACGGCTGTGTCTTAACCCAGCGCGTGTACTTTTCATTAACCCAGCGGCGACGTTTTGGGCGTAACATAAAAGACTCCGGCGACTCCGGATCCACTTTCAGCGCCAGCACCTTTTTCGCCTTATCCTGGATGATGCTGGTGGCAGGAACCGAAGGCACAAGGTCACTTTCCCGGGTAACAGACGGCACAACAGGCTTCGGTAATCTCAGTGCCTTACGGGCTGCACTTTCCGGTAAGGCATCCGCCAGATCATTACGAATCAGCCACCAGCACAGTTCCGGCATTGTCACAACGTGACTGTCATCAAAACCGAGATCCCGACGCACAACAGACAACACCCAGCGGGCACAGTTATCCGTTGCCATTGATTCCAGCCGTTCCGTGAACTGATCGCGCAGCTGGTTATCGCAGTGCCAGCACAGACGGATTGCGCCCGGAGCGTGTCGCATTGTGGTCATGTTCTCGCTGTGCCAGTCGGAATGAGGCCACTGGCAGCCTTTTTCACGAAGTAACCAGCTTTCAAGACATTCCACGCCACCAGCACGACGGATCACTGCCTCATTGCGGAACACGGCCTGAACGGCAGGATCATCCGCCAGCGGTTGTGATGCCGCCGGAACGGCACCACTGGCGAAAGATGAATAACGTTCCGGCTCAGGCTCCAGCAGGACACGCCCCTGCATAAACAGGGGCATCAGCTCTGAACCTGGTCTGAACAATACGATCCCCATACGCGGGGCAATTTCAGGGGTCAGTAGTGCTCTCACGGTCACCTCAATGAACGGTATCGAGCAGCTTTAACAGCTCAGGGAATCGGGATTCGAAGAAGTGCGGCTGCGTCTCGCGCGGATTTGCGGGACTGGTGATGTTCTTGCCGAACATGCAGCCTTTCGCTGTCAGCGACCAGAATTTTTTGATGTTGTTAATCGCGGTACGGCTGTATCGTTCGCGCTGCTCGACGATCCCCAGTTTCACCATCTGGTGATATGCCTGATTAGCTGTTATGCGGATACCATACTGCTTCAGCAGTGCACTCAGTGACAGCGTGGGGCGGCTTGAGCCATCAGGCGCGTCAGCAGGAGCATCAATGGCATAGCGCGGTGCCAGATTCGGTAAGCCAACAGCCTCCTGGAGTTTCTGACAGGCACCAAGCACTGAAGAGTTAGACAGGTTTAACTCCCGGCGCATAAAGTCCAGCAGGATCACGCCAGCCTGCATCTTGTCAGCAGCCTGCCCGGATAATTTTTCCGGTGTGCTGGTTACCATATCGAAAGTACGGATCACCTTCAGATGGAATGACGGGCTGATCCACATTGCATAGGCATACACCAGTTCTTTGCAGACATACGTTCCCCGTTCATTTCCCCCATGAATCACACTCACCGGGTCAACACCCAAATTCTGGGTGTTGGTCAACTCATGAACAAGCTCAACAGTTTGTTGGCTGGAAAGAAACTTTCCTGGCTCCTTGGTTCTGGCATTTGCACCAGATGCTACTGCTGCGCGATGCAGATCGTTCAGGCTGTAACGCCCATAAGCATCACGACGAACTTCAATACCATCAATGACCATCAGATTATTCATACTTCGTTTCTCCTCTTAATCAGGCGGCTGCACCCGCCGGTTTCTCATACTTACTGATAGTGATCTCGACCTTCCCTTCCGGGATAACCGGTCCCCACTCCACCAGCATTCTTTTCACCTGACTGTCGTCTTCCCACACACCCGCGTGGGTCAGGGCGTCAAACAGTGCCTTGTTATAGTTGTCCAGATCGCGGATCCGGTTGTCCGGTGGAAACAACACGATCTCCACTGAAGCAGGTGCCGACGTTGGTTTCGGCAGACGACGTAACTGCTCAATGATGGCGGCACACGCCGCGCCCTGGAATTTGCGTCCCGCCGCGCTTATCAGGCTCTTACCAGCAAATGCCCCTTTGTTGGGGTGTCGCCAGTACGTGTTCACGCTGGGCGGGAAAGGAAGGATCAACTTCATACTTTCACGCCCCTCTCATGTAACCAGTGGGCTGCACGCAGCCTGGCGTTCTCCTCACCGGCAAGCAGTGCGCGGATGATACCGACCGCTTCGCTGTCGTCGTCCTTCACCGCGGTATGAAGCGTGATCCCCCGGGCCACGCCACGCTTTATCGTGATGACGCCTTTTTTCTCCAGTGCGCGAAGATGCTCCACCGCTGCATTCACTGAACGGTATCCCAGCATGGTTGCCACCTCCTGATTGGTTGGCGGGAAGCCACGTTCTTTCTGGTAAGAAATCAGCATATCCAGCACCTGCTGCTGGCATTGAGTTAACGTCGTCATGCCGCCATCTCCCTGACCAGTTTTTCTGCCTGCTGGCGAACCTGCGCCAGAAACGCCTCACCACATGTCTCAAGTTCATCGCGCCCGATGTAGCTGATTGCCGGTCCCTTCCAGGTCTTATCGAAAACAGCAATAGCACCAGCGAAGAACGCTCCTGTCGGCACCTGCTTCTCGTCTTTCGGGATAAACCAGACAGGCAGTTCAAAACCAATACGCCCGCGAATAAAAGCAATATGATCTGCATCTTCCGGCCACCACACTTCGCTGGTGGCAGCTTTGATCAGGAAAACATAGCGCCCACCCTTATCACGCATGGCACTGGCATGTTTCATGATGTAACGCATGCCGGTGATGTATTGCCCCTCATGCTGACTGGCGCGGCTGTATGGGGGATTACCAAAGGCAGCACCTTTAAGCTCCGCAAGACGTTCTGACCAGTCATGCGCCAGCGCGTTATCTTCCGCCGTGTAATACGCGGCACATTTGGCGTTATCACCGTCAGTAAACAGATCCAGAACAAACGGGCCAAACAGGGTGTTAATTCCACAGAAAATGTTGTCCGGCGTGCGCCACTGATCGCCCACTTCCTTCAGTTCATGGGCTGGTTTGTTCCGCAGTTCCACCAGCGCCTGGCAATATTTATTACTCATTAAGCCCCCACGTAATTCCCTGACAGATACCACTCTTCACCCGATGCAGCGCGCTTGCTGCTTTTCCGTAAGCACCGCTCACGGCGCGCCAGAAAATTGTTTCGTTCTGACTGGGAGTGGCTTTCACGGAATGCCGCCATCCACACGGTTGCAGCACGACGGTATAAGCCCCTGGACTCCAGTTCTTCAGCCTGGCGGGTCAGGCACAAAATCACCCGTGGATCGTTAGTGCCGACATAGAAATTGCGCACAGGTCTGGTTTCACGAACTGGTTGTGGTTCCGGATCCTGCGCTCTCTCAGTCAGGCGCGGGAAATGTCTGTGTGTATCTCCTTCACAACGGTGAGCCACACGCCCACTCTGACGTAACTTGCTTGCTGACTGCAGAACGCGCTGCCGTGAGTAACCTGCAAAAGCATCCGCAATGTCTCCGGAAGTACAGCCCGGATGGGCTTCAATGAATTTCTGAACGTCATTCAAAAGACTCATGCTCACCCCCTGAATCCTGCCGGGATCTGGCTGTAGTCCACATTGTCGTAACTGGCTTTGAAGTACGGGTCTTCGCGTTTTTCTGTGTACGTGCTGACGGACGGCGATAAGCGCAGGGAAAGCTCATCCCATTTTTCCCGCAGCTTCGACGGGCTGAGCACGTTACGGCACCAGAACGGATCGCGGCTGACGCGGCTGTACATCTCGCAGATTTGTTTGTGAGTACGACCATCCTGCACACACATCAGGCGAATTTCGTTTGCCCAGGCTGTCCAGTTCGGTTCTTTGGGACGAACCACCTCGCCGTCACATTCGGCAGCCAGCTCGTACAGGGCGATGATTTTTTTCCAGAGCCACTGTGCGCAGGTCAAATCATCCTGCGTCCCCCACTGGCGCTTTTTAGGGCTGAATACAACCGCATCAGGATGGCGAGTTAAAAAATCCTGTTCAGCCGTCTGCGTGTCCGGTTGCGAAGCGTCCGGACGAGAAGGTTTTTTATCTGACGGATCATGTTTTGATTTTACTGACGGATCCCCGCCAGATTCTGACGGGTGAAAACCCGCTTTTTTGCCTGATTTCGACGCATCAAATTTTGACGGGTCAGATTTTGATGCGTCAGATTTTGACGGGTCAGAATCTGACAGTTGAGAAAATGCCGCTGCCTGAAGCTTCGCAACGTTAAGCTGATAAACATTCGACGCATTGCGGTTACCCTGGCGACGCGCCTTACGCGTTAACCAGCCTTCTGCTTCCAGCCGTGCGATAGCCGTTCTGACGGTACTCATCCCCGCGCCAATCTGACGGGCAATGGTTTCAATTGATGGCCAGCACACACCTTCGTCATTACTGAAATCAGCCAGGCGGGCCATAATTGCCACGCTGGATAATTTCATGCCTGATGCAGCGCAACCATCCCATACATAGCCGGTTAATTTAGTGCTCATGACCGACCTCTATTTCCCTGAATTTACGACGAAACTGTTCGAGCGGGCTGAAGCACTCATGCTCATAGCCTTCGCGGAGGTAGATAACACGTTGTGTTTCCGGCTCCCAACGAATGACTCTGACGGGCACTCCGTAGTGATCTTTGAACCAGCGGTTAACTTGTCGCAAAGGACTGTCTCCTTCTGCCGGTTGAAATCACCCACAGCCCACTCTGCAAAGCTGTGGGTTACAATTTCCCTGTCACCTGGTACATTCACTGCATAGCAATATTCCACCTTCGCTTTTCCACCCGGAACAGGAAGCGCAATCAGTTGCGAGCGACGGTAGTGTGTTGTTAAACTGTTCATGCGTTAGTTTCTCCACAACCAGAAGCAATCGACGCCACGACGCCCGGAGCTGCACACTCGCGGGCGTCATTACTTTCTGAAATGCAAAAAATTTTGTAGACAAGTGCTGCATGCTCCTGCAGCTTCGAAATTGAGAGATACAGCTCGTCGTTAATTGCTGTCTTCTCATGCGGTTCCACTACACCGTCTTCGATTGCTGAACGAATCTGTTTTGAATAACTGCCGATCTGTTCAATGACTTCCAGCAGACGCTGGTTAATATCGGCGTTGTCCACATCCTCGACGTCAGGAAGAGACACAAAGACGCCATTTGCAGACTGCGCCACAGCATCAGCAATGAAGTGAGTGCCACCAGCACGCTGTAAAACCATTGCCCATCCCAGCGGGAAAATCTGATCGCCATCTGCACGAAGGCGGTTGAATAAAGCGTTTTCTGTTACATCGAGCCAGTCAGCCGCTTCAGCGTAACCACCCGGCAACGCCGCGATAGTTTTTCTGACAGCTTTCACGTACCACTCAGGCTGTTTTTCTATTTTCCAGTGATGCTTACCCACAATTAGCCTCATCGTTCTGTGGTTAAAAATTGAAAGTGTTCTGCTAATCTTTCGGATAGATATCCGGTCTTAAGTCAGATTTCGTAATTGCACCTGACGTGCATTGCTCAAGTTTTTTAGCCAGCACAAAACTGGCTTTTTTATAGCCATTGAAAACCAGCCGTAAGTAGCCAGGTGTTGAGCCAACTTTTCCGGCCAACTCGCCCTGCTGTTCTTTGGTTAAAGAGTCCCAATACGCTTTCATACAATATGTACCTCCGGTGTACATATTACATGATTGAAATGAACCTTCAAGATACTTGTACCTTAACGGTACAAGGGTTTTAATTTCGTTATGAAAACAATCCATGACATCCGGCGGTCTAACGCCAGAAAACTGAGAGATGGTGTTGGCGGGAATTCTTCCTTTGCCACTATGATTGATCGCGAGCCAACCCAGACCAGCAGGTTTATGGGAGATGGTGCTACTAAAAATATCGGTGACAGCATGGCACGACACATCGAAAAATGTTTCGACCTGCCTGTCGGATGGCTCGATCAAGAACACCAGACAACGAACATCACAAAAAAACCTGATGTTTCAATCACTAATAAACAAATCACATTAGTCCCTGTCATATCATGGGTACAGGCCGGAGCATGGAAAGAAGTTGGATATTCTGAGGTTGATTTGAGCACAGCAGAAACGTATCCCTGCCCTGTACCCTGTGGGGAAATGACTTATATCTTGCGGGTGATAGGTGATTCAATGATTGATGAGTACCGCCCGGGAGACATGATTTTTGTCGATCCTGAAGTACCTGCCTGCCACGGTGACGACGTTATTGCATTGATGCACGATACAGGTGAAACCACCTTCAAAAGGTTGATAGAAGATGGGACACAGCGTTATCTCAAAGCGTTAAACCCAAACTGGCCTGAGCCTTACATTAAGATCAACGGTAATTGCTCTATAATTGGTACAGTGATTTTCTCAGGAAAACCAAGAAGATACAAAATCAAAGCCTAATCAATGTTTATGAACCTGCTTCGGCAGGTTTTTTTATACTTGACAATGTACCTTTGAGATACATAATGTACCCAAGCGAAACAACGAACAGGCAGGACGCCCACGAAGTAGCCGCCTGGGGCATATGAAGTCCAGGATGATTCGTTGAGTCATGTTGTGCCACTAGGCACTCATGTTAAAGCAGGTGTATGAAATGAAAGTCCAGATTTTAAACAATAACTGTGAAGTCGTTTGGTCATACGACATAGCCGCCCCTGTAGATCAGAGCGGCGATAGCTGGACCAATGAGAAACATCAGATTATGGCTGGAGTTGTGTTCTCTTTACGCCGTGCTTTGGAACAGGCTGAAGTATTTCCATCAGACCCTGAATGGAAATGGCCTTTTTCTATTTGCCCAAATTCGGAGAACACATTTCAGAAAATTGGTCAGAAAGTCGCACTCGAAGAGCATCAGCCAACTGTTTCCTGATTTTTTCAGGTAACTCGTCGGCATCGCAGAAACAACAACGCTCGATCATGTTGAAAGCCGATTCGTAGAACTGTTTCTGCTGAGTGTCGCTGAGACAGGAAAAGAGCGACGTTACGATGATTTTATTAATTGCATTATCAAGTTCTTTTTCATCAAAAGTCATTTGATTTTCCTTTTATGTATACGGGCTTAAAAGGATACCACCGAGCCTGAAGTGGTGAAAAGACAGGCACATAACAGCTAAGTATTTTCAACCAAAGAGAATCCTTAGCGTTGTGGTGAATGCGGCTCAGCGCACGCGGGTTAAGGTTGAGGCTGACAGTCGACCTTCTGTGGATACCCACCCGTCTGGTGTGCAACCTTCGCCAGGCACCGGGAGGCACCCGGCACCACAACTTTATGCTGTGTGTAGTCCTGGCGGTACCAGTTTGTACCCTTGCTTCCGGCTGGTACCGCTCTTTTTACAAAACAGAGAAGAGCATCACCGGACGACGGGCTCATAACCCAATCCATCCGGGCGGCGGTCACCGCAGGTGTTCTTCTCTGTTTTGTGGAGAAACTAACCGCCCCTGCGGGGGCATCTATTGAAACGTAATTGCTTAATAATCGCCGGATGGCGAGGGCTTCCTTTTCCCAAAATTCAGCGCAGTGCAGCGCATATAAAGTGGAGAACGAAATGTCATTTATTAAAACTTTTTCCGGGAAGCATTTTTATTATGACAAGATAAATAAAGACGACATCGTTATTAACGATATCGCGGTTTCCCTTTCAAATATCTGTCGCTTTGCTGGTCATCTTTCACACTTCTACAGCGTCGCCCAACATGCGGTGCTTTGCAGCCAGCTGGTACCGCAGGAGTTTGCTTTTGAAGCGTTAATGCATGATGCAACAGAAGCGTATTGCCAGGACATCCCCGCACCACTGAAACGCCTTCTTCCTGACTATAAACGGATGGAAGAAAAAATAGACGCCGTAATCCGTGAGAAATACGGGTTACCCCCGGTTATGAGTACACCCGTGAAATATGCCGATCTCATCATGCTGGCAACCGAACGCCGCGATCTCGGGCTTGATGATGGCTCTTTCTGGCCTGTGCTGGAAGGTATCCCGGCAACAGAGATATTCAACGTGATTCCACTGGCTCCAGGCCATGCCTACGGGATGTTTATGGAACGCTTTAACGAATTATCGGAGTTACACAAATGCGCATGAATGTTTTCGAAATGGAAGGGTTTCTGCGCGGGAAATGTGTACCGCGAGATCTGAAAGTGAATGAAACGGATGCTGAATACCTGGTGCGTAAATTTGATGCGCTTGAAGCTAAATGTGCAGCACTGGAAAACAAAGTAATACCAGTGTCAGCTGAACTGCCGCCAGCAAATGAAAGTGTTCTGTTATTTGATGCTAACGGAGAAGGCTGGCTGATTGGCTGGCGTTCTCTCTGGTACACATGGGGGCAAAAAGAAACCGGAGAATGGCAGTGGACATTTCAAGTCGGGGACCTTGAAAACGTCAATATTACTCACTGGGCAGTAATACCGAAAGCACCGGAGACTAAGAAATGAGCGTGATAAAAACTCATACAGGAATTGTTATCACCCGAGACGGTGAAAAGCGGATGAAATTACATTCCACTGAAACGTCCTGGGTTGCCGGACGTTGTGAATCCTACGACAAAAAGACTGGTTACCGTTGGGGTGCACCTAACATGCGTCGCCGTCTGCTACTGGACAGCATCAGGCCAATAAAACAGGTAGCAACCAGGGAACAAAATTAATTATCAGGACTGGAATTTGATATTACTGCCCGTGTGCAGCGGGCTAAGTGGAGAAACATATGCTGAACCTCGATTGTGTTCCAATCTCAACTTATTGCAAAGAAACTGGCGAAACTCCTGAAGCAATAAACAAACGTGTACAGCGCGGTGTTTGGTGTGAAGGTGTTCAGGTTTTAAAGGTTGAAGGCGTTAAGGAGAGGTGGATTGATCTTAGTGAGGTTGCAAAATGGGCCAGACAAAACTGCTCAAACTACCGCGCGGCGTAACAATCAGGAAACACCGCCAGGGCGAAACGATCAATATAACTTTCACCTACAAAGGAGTTAGATGTCGTGAGCCTCTTTCCAATCTGGAAGTAACACCAAAGAACATTAAATACGCCGAGCGCACACTCGGCGAAATTCATAATAAGATCGAAAGGGGAACATTCATTTATGCGGATTATTTTCCCCGTTCTGCTCGTTTGAAAATTTTTGGTAATGCTGCTGCAGGCAAAACGGTAAAAATGTACCTGGACGAATACCTTGAAATCTGCGAAACGAGAAAACTTTCACCATCTACGATTGGTGGTTATAAAAAATGCCGTAGTGCGTTAGCCTCACTCCACATTTGCCCTGCAAGTGAATTAACACCAGCAATCCTGAAAGCGTGGATTCAAAGCCAGAAAACGACCTTAAAAACAATTCGCAACCAGTTATCTTTCCTGCGGTCAGCACTTGATGAAGCCGTAACCGATGGGGTACTTCAAATTAACCCCGTATCGTTGGTAACTGCTTCGCGCTACCAAAGTGATAAGTCAGAAGCAGAAAGCAGCTACGTGGTTGATCCGCTATCACCAGCAGAAGTTGATGCATTACTAGCAGCAGCCGGAAACAAACAATGGGAGAATCTGTTCCGGTTCGCTATACATACAGGCCTGCGTAGTTCTGAATTATGTGCCCTTCGATGGCGTGATATCGACTTTGTTGGAAAAACTGCCCATGTCCAGAGCGCAAGTGTTGTCGGTGTTATCAAAGGAACAAAGACAAAAGCCGGTACTCGTAAAGTTGAACTGACAGAAGATGCAATGTTGGCGCTGATAAATCAGAAGCCATTTACATTCATGAAGGATGCTACAGTCTTTGAAGATCCAAAGACCAATAAGCCTTGGGCAAGTGCTGATGCAATTAGAAAAAAAGCATGGGTGCCAACATTGCGGAAAGCAGGTATTCGTTACAGAAACCCATATCAAACCAGACATACATTCGCCACCAGCCATATCAGCCGGGGAGCAAACCTGTTTTGGCTTGCGGTTCAAATGGGTCATAAAGGACCAGAGATGTTATTTAGACATTATGGCTCATACCTCAAAGAATATGATGGAAATACATCTTTAAATAGAAAAAAATAGATATTAATTTAGATAAAAATGGCCTTTACAGGCCATTATTCATATCAATGTATGTTGAATAGAATAATTTTCAACACCATAATGAGATGCTAATTTTGATAAAAAACCATCCTTTGAAGATAAAACATCATCTAACATATTTCGTCTTACTAAAGAGACAAAAAGTGCAGCTGCTCTGGCTTGGCAATTAATAGATTTCGCTGGATTAAATTCAATATCAGTAAATCCATCAAAATTTAATAGATGGAGTGCTAGATTTTTGTTTTGATTGAGCGCACTCAAATATAACCAATCATAAAAAGCAGTCCTGGGGACAATGGGCCATATTGTATTATAAAATTTGAAGTTAACTAATCCCCCAGATTCCTTTAATCTCATATCTTTTTTTGCTTCTATCGAGCTTTTATCTAAGATATCGACATATGGTCCTCCCATTTCAAATACTTTACTTGCTTGAAATGCAGATTCAACTGTAAACTCTTTCCCAAGTCTTTTCGTCTTTATTCTTAGATTAAATGCACTAAGTGCTACCCCCAGCGCATCTTCGGATTTACTAGAAATTTCCAACAAAGAGTTCAATCCCTGCTCATTCGCTGCTGTATGTAACGCCCTGATCGATTTTTGCTTTTGCGTTTTAGCCATACCAGGAGCCCAAGGAAAATCCACATCCTTCGTGATCGATAGTAAGTTCCCTGCGTTTGTAGGGACGAAAACAGGTCTAACGGCCAT